GGATGAGGTTGTCCGACCCGGGCGGCCGAACTCGCCGGCGGGTGGGACAACCTCATCCTCGCCGGTGCGGGCTTCAAGCTGTTGACCGGGTCGGTGTCCAAGTTGGGCGTGGCCTTTCTGACGGCCTCGCCCGCTGCCTGGGAGTTCGCCGCTGCGCTCTGGGCCAACCCGGTCGTCTGGGTCGTCGCGGGCATCGTGGCCTTGGTCGCCGCCACGGCCGCGCTGGTCGTCTTCTGGGATGACCTGGTGGGCTGGTTCTCCAAGGCCAGCCCAGCGGTGAAGGCGCTGACGGTCGTTGTCGGCCTGCTGCTCACCCCGCTGACGATCGTGCCGCTGATCCTGGCGACGATCATCCACTACTGGGGGACGATGACAGCGGCCGTCCGGTCGTTCGGTGCCGTGGCGGGGGTGGTGATCGGCGCGGCGGCCGAGGTGCTCTGGATCGTGTTCGGGCCCGCTGTCCGCGGCGCGATTCAGGTCATGCGGATCTTCGGCACCATCGTCGCCATCCTCGGCACTGCAACCTGGGGGGCGGTGCGGGCCGCGGTCGGCGCCGTGCTCTGGCTCGGCGGCGTCCTGCAGCCTTACTGGACCGCGTTCATGGGCTGGCTGACCGGGATCTGGGAGGAGTGGGGTGGGGTCGTCCGCTCCATCATCGCCGGCGTGCTGGGCCGGGTGCTCGACTTGCTGTCGCTGCTGCCCGGGGTGGGGATCGCCGTCGACGCGGCGAGGCTCGCTGGAAACGTAGGAAGTGCCGCCGTCGGCGCCGGCGCTGCGGCGATCGCCAACGCTCCGACCGGGGACGCCCCCAACCTCGCCAAGCTCCGCGGCATGCTCGGCGGCGAGGCGGCCGCGCCGATCGGCAGCGCTCTGGCGGGGGTCGGCTCGCGCTCTGCCGCCGGCGGGGTGGACCGTTCGCAGACCCTCTCGGTCAACTTCAACCCTCAGATCACGGTGACCAGCGGCGAGGCCGGGGGCTCCGGTCTGGCCGCTGCCCTGAAAGCGGCCTCGGACGACCTGCTCGCCAAGATGAAGGCGGCGCTGGAGCAGCAACAGCGGCTGTCCTATGGCTGAGCACACCACCGCCAGCGGCGACACCTGGGATGCGCTCGCCTACACCCTGCTGGGCGATGAGCGCTACATGGACTTGCTCATCCTGGCCAACCCGGCGCACGCCTACCTGGTGCGGCTGCCCGCCGGATTGGTGCTGACGGTGCCGGTGGTTCCGACGCCGGACACGTCGCCGAACCTGCCCCCCTGGCGGCGGCCGTGACCCTGGCGGCGGCCGTGACCCTGGCGCGCCGCAGCTGGGTCGAGGTCGTCTACGACAGCAAGGACATCAGCGCGGACCTGGCGCCGTACCTGCTGGGCACGACCTACATCGACAACAAGGGCGGCAAGGCCGACGAGGTCTCGCTCGAGCTGCAGGACCGCGAAGGCCTCTGGCGCGGCGACTGGCTGCCCGGGACCGGCGACACCGTCGAGGTGCGGATCCACGCCGACGAGTGGGGCGAGGGCGGCGGCAGCCTGTTTTGCGGGACCTTCACCGTCGACAAGCTCGGGCTGAGCGGCCCGCCGTCGAAGGTGACGCTGGGCGGGGTCAGCGTGCCGACCGGGCTGGCGGCGCGCAAGACGAAGCGCAGCAGAGCGTGGGAATCGGCCACGCTGGCCACGATTGCGGCGGACGTCGCAGCGAGTGCCCGCATGACCCTGGTCTGGGATGCACCCGATGGCGAGGTCATCGATCGGGTCGACCAGAGCAGCGAGACGGACTTGGCCTTTCTCGGCCGCATGTGCGACGCGTACAACCTCGCCCTGAAGGTCACCGACGGCCAGCTCGTGGTCTGGGACCTGGCGGTCTACGCAGCCAAGGACGAGGTCGTCAGCTACACCCTCGGTGAATCGAGAATCATCAGCTGGTCGCTGGAGGTGAAGGCCTTTCTGTCGATCCCGCGGGTGAAGGTCATCTACAGCGACCCCGTGAGCGGAACGCTGCAGGAGTGCACCCAGACCGCCACCGAGGATCCTGACGACCCGCTCGGGCTGTCGAGGCCGGTGATGGAGGAGGGCATCCTGGGCGAGCTCGGCGTCGAGGCTGCGCCGGCGATCATCCCGCAGAGCTTCGATGTCGACGCTACCGAGGTGATCCGGAAGCGGGCGCGCTCGAAGGCCGAGGCTGAGGCGCTGGCGAAGGCCCGGCTGGCCGCGACGCAGTCACACCAGGCCGAGGGCTCGTTGAACGTCGTCGGCGACGTCCGGCTGGTCGCGGGCAACAGCATCCGCCTCGCTGGGTGGAACAAGCTCGACGGGAAGTACCTCATCGAGACCGCGACCCACGCCGTCAGCGGCGGGTACACGGTCGGTCTCAAGATCAAGCGGTCGGCAGCATGAGCGACGGCATCCTTGGCAACGGGCGCATGGCGGAGCTGCTCGATGGGCTGATCCGTGTCGGGAAGGTCGCCGAGCATGTGCCTGGCGCCCGGGTGCGGGTGACGTTTGCTGATCGGGACGGGGTCACGTCGCAGCCGCTGCAGGTCGTCCAGCGCCGCACCGTCGGTGCGCAGGACAACGACATGCCGGCGCTCGGCGAGGCCGTGCTGTGCCTGATGAATCCGCCGGACCAGACCGATGGGTTCTGCCTCGGTGCTCTGTACGACGCGACGAATCCGCCGCCGGAGGGCGACCCTGCGGTGCGCGTGATCGGAGGGACGGACATCCGCCTCGGGTCATCGCAGGCTGGCCACCCCGCTCCCTTCGGGGACGTGCTGCTCAAGATCCTTGTCGGGCTCCGGGAGCTGCTGGCCAGCGTGCAGGTGGCGACGCCTTCCGGGCCCGGGCAGCTGACGGGGGCGACGACGGACTATGGCTCCGGGCTGTTCTCGGCGATCGCCGGCGCCATGGCAGCTGACGTCGACGGCGCCGTCCTGAACAGCGCCACGGTCAAGTTGGAGTAGTCGATGCCGATGGTCGTGGCGCAGCTCAAGGCGGACCTCAAGTCCGACCTGCAGGCCATCTTCGAGGATCTTGACCCCGAGGCGACCGCCGAGAGCAAGGCGCAGGCCATCGCCAACGCCCTTGCCGCGCGGCTCGATGCCTACATCCGGACGGCCACGGTGACCACCACGGTGACCGGCACGAGCGCTGACGTGACCGCCTGCCCTGCTGGCGCAGGGACGGGCACGGGCACGGTCACCGGCGCCGGCACCGGGGCGCTGAGCTGATGCTGGCCACGCTGGGCGACACCGTCTTCGAGGCCTCCGCAGCGCTGGTCCGGACCTTCGACGGGGCGACCATGACGACGTCGGCGCGCTGGGTGGCGCACGAGGTCATCGGCCAGAAGCCGCTGCAGGAGTTCAACGGCCCGTCGCTGCGCACGATGAGCTTCGGGATCCGGCTGGACGCTGCGCTGGGCGTCGACCCCGAGGCGGAGGCCGAGGTCCTGCGGCGCGCGACGGAGGCCGGCGAGGTCCTGCCGTTCATGGTGGGCGGCGTCGACCGCGGCAGCTGGATCGTGAAGACGATGACCGAGGTGTGGCGCCGCGTCTCCGGGAGCGGCGTGGTGCAGCTGATCGCCGTCGACCTCTCCCTCGAGGAGTACGCCTGATGAACTGGGCCCCGACAGCGGCGGAGGAAGTCGCCCAGAACGTGCGCAGCATCGTCGCCACGGCACGCGGGTCGCAGCCGATGTTCCGCGCGCTCGGGCTGCTCGAGCTGCATGACCGCCCGGTGCAGGTGGCCTCGGCCAAACTGGCCGCTGCGCTGTCCGTCCAGATCCGGACCTATGAACCGCGCGCCGAGGTCGCTTCGATCTCCGTCGCCAACGGCATCGACGGGCAGCTCGCGCCCACCGTGAGGCTCCGATGACCGTCGCCAAGACCCCGGCGGAGATCGAGGCGGAGGTCCTCGCCCGGTTCACCATGATCACGGGTCGCACGCTGCTGCTGGCCGATCCGGTGCGGCTGCTGCTGCAGTCGATCATCGAGTACCTGTCGCACCTGCGGACGTTGATCGAGCTGGCCGACCTGCGCAACCTGCCGTTCGACGCAGACGACGCGGCGCTCGATGCCCTCGGAGCGTTTGTCGGGGCCGCAAGGCCGGCCGGCGAGGGGTCGACGACGACGGTCGAGTACACCCGGACCGTGGCCGCGGTGGAGCTCGTGATCCCCGCCGGCCACCGGGTGACCACGCCGGACGGCGCGTTTCTCTGGGCGCTGGTCGACGAGCTGACGCTGGCCGTCGGGGTGTTCGCCGGCTCCGGCGCCTCGCGCTGCACCGTCGTGGGGCCGGAGAGCAACGACCTGCCCGCGGGGACGATCACCGTGCTGGTCGATCCGATCGCCGGGGTGACCGCGGCGAACACCACCGCCACGGCGGGCGGGGTCGACGAGCAGACGGACGACGAGTACCGGCCGTCGGTCATCGCCGCTCCCGATGGCTTCACGACCTGCGGGCCGCGCTCCGCCTACAACCAGCTCGCCCGGCTCGCCGACACCCGCGTCATCGACGCAGCGACCATCAGCCCCGACCCCGGCGAGGTGGAGGTCTACCTGCTGGTCGACTCGGCAGACCCGGCGGTGATCGCCGACGTCATCAGCGTGGTCGACGCCGAGGTGTCGGCCGACGAGGCCCGCCCGCTGACCGACCAGGTGACGGTGCTGGAGGCGCCGGAGGTGAGCTACACCGTCCAGGTGCAGTACTGGATCCGGCAGACGGACTCCGGGGTCATCGCCGACGTCCAGGCGGCGGTCGAGGTGGCGCAGGATGCGTTCTGCGACTGGCAGGAGGCGGCGCTGGGCCGAGACGTCGACCCGACCGAGCTGATCGGCCTGCTCTACGGAGCCGGGGCGCGGCGCGTGAACGTGATCGAACCTTCGTTCGCCGCGCTGGCGTCGCATGAGCACGCCGTCCGTGACGCCTACGTCGTTGCACCGCAGTACATGGGGCTGTCCGCGTGAGCACGTCGATCCTCACCGGCTCCCTGGTCGACGCGCTGGCCGGGCTGGTCGCAGAGGATGCCGACGCCGTCGCCCTTGTGCAGGCGCTCGACCCGGAGATCCAGGCGATCGCCGCCCTGGCCGAGCAGTGCGCGTTCTTCTCCCGCGTGCCGTCGCTGACCGAGGCGCAGGCCGACAAGGCGGCGCGGTGGTTCGGGCTGGTCGATCTGGAGGGCTGGGCGACTGCCGGCCTTGAGCGCAAGCGCACGGTCCTCGCCCAGATGGTGAACGTCTACCGGCGCCGCGGCACGCGCTGGGCCTGGGACCGGGTCACCGAGCTGATGGAGACCCCGGCGCTCTGGGATGGCGGTGCGGTCGAGTGGGACGCGGGGGCCGCGGTCTGGGACATCCGGACGAACATGCTCTCGCTGACCGAGTGGTGGCAGTCGGTGCCCCCCGACCCGCCGTTCACCTATCGGGTGGACGCGCTGATTGAGCATCGGGGGCTGACGCTCACCGAGCTGGCGAACCTGATGCAGATCCTGGACGCCTACGTCCCGGTGCGGGCGCACCTGCTCGAGCTGAGCGAGACGATGACGGTCGAATCCACGCTGGTCTGCGGCGGCTTTCCGGAGATCGGGCTGCACACCGAGGTGCTCTGATGGCGTTCTTGCAGCTGATCACCACCGTCGGGCTGGCCAAGATCGCCAACGCGCTGGCCGGCGGCTACCCCCTCGAGATCACCGAGGTGGCGGTCGGGGACGTGGCCACGCTGCCCGACGTCGCCGCTGTCGCCCTTGGCAACGAGGTTTGGCGCGGCGCTGTCAACTCCGTCGAGGTCGCCCCGGGCACGACAGACAAGGTCCGCGTCGAGGCGACCATTCCCGTCGGTGACGGCGGCTGGACGATGCGCGAGGCCGGCGCTTTCGACTCGGAGGGCGACCTCATCCTCGTCGCCCTGATCCCGGAAACCTACAAGCCCGACCCGGGGGTCGACGGGGCCTCGGTCGCTGCCTACATCCGGCTCAACGTGGCCATCGCCAACGCTGCAGACGCCCTGACGTTGACCGCCGACCCCTCGGTCGTGCTGGCGACGCGGCTGTACGTGGACGAGGACACGATCGGCTCGAAGCTCTACGCGTTCAGTCACTTCTCCTGATCGGAGGGACCATGTCCGCACCGCTGTTCATCCAGACGCCCTACATGGAGGCGACCCACGTCAACGACGGCGGGCCGGGGGCTGGGATCCTGGAGACCATCGCCACCAACTCGGCGCTGGTGTCGACCACGCTGCTGATCGAGACGGTCCGGTTCTGGCTCCGTCCGGCCCCGGTCGGCGGCAACGACGCCGGCTACGTCCAGCTGGCCGTGCTGACCCCCGCCGGCGAGGTGATCTACCTGGAGCAACACGAGGTCGCAGCGCAGGCCGAAGGCCTCTACGCCGACCCCGTCATCGTCCAACTCGACCTGCAGCTCCCTCCGGGATACTCGCTGCAGCTGATCTCCACGTCGCTGGCGATCGTCGCCGCGGTCGCGCAGAACTGCTACGTCGTCGCCCAGGGCGGGGTGCTCGGCTGATGCCCGGCCTGCCTGGGCGGGGTGCTCGGCTGAAGGCCTCCCGTGGTCCCCGCGGCCTGCCGCGCGGGACGGCCGCTCTGGTGCCGATCGCATGGGGAGCCGTGGTCTGGAGCGGCGGCGAGCCCATGTGGGTCTCGTCTGGTGGGGAGTTCGGCCGCACGATTCCGACGTTCAACGGTGCGGGTCCGTACGTCGTGCGGCTGCGACTCGCCCGCCCTCACGACAAACACACGACCCAGGTCGTCGTGAGCCCCGGATCGGCAGGGTACGCCTACGAGTTCTGGTCGTTCCGGACCCCGACCGATGTGTATGTGACCTGCGAAGACCTCGCGTCGGGCTTCTCCGTCGTGGTCTTCGAGGAGCGCTGACGATGCGGATCGACCTGCTCGCACGCCGATGGGGTGGCCCGGATGGCGGGCGGGACGGGATGTCGATCGCCGTGTCGTTCCTGGCATGGACGCTCGCCGAGTTGGGCCACACGGTGCGCTGCCACCACGCGGAGGGCACCGCTCCCCCGTGGCAGCATCGGTGCGTGACGTGGCTCGCCCGCGCTCTGCTGATCACCCCCGACGACTGGACGGCCGACCTCGTCATCACGACGATCAACCCGGCCTGGCTGCGCACGGCGCGCGCCGCCGAACAGGCGCGGGCGCTGAACCGGCTGGTGTACTGGCACCACCACGGGCCGCTGCCCCCCGGCTATGGCGCTGCCTTGGCGAAGTCGAGCGAGCTCGGTGAGCCGGAGCGCGGCTGGTCGCGCAGCTTCGTTCTGCCCCCGTCGACCTGGGCGGCGGAGCGCGGCGGAGCGCCGGTCGGTTCGGCGATCGTGGTCCCCGGCGCCTCGCGAGCGAAGGGCGGTCCGGTCGCCCTCGCCGTGGCGCAGCAGGTGCTCGACGTCCCGTGGTTCGTGATGCCCGGGCGTGCGACGGATCAGGAGCTGGCCCTCTGGCGTCGGCTGCCGCACGTCACGATCGCCCCCTCCGGGATGACCCCCGATCGCTGGCTCAGCGAGGCGCTCCTGGTCCTGTCGCCGACGCGGGCGGAAGTGCATCCGCTGGCGATGACCGAGGCCGCCGTCCGTGGAATTCCCGTCGTGACGTCGGACATCCCCGGCTGCCGGGCCGCGCTCCGCACCTCGGCGACGTTCCTTCCGGTGGATGCTCCGGCCGGGCGCTGGATCGAGGCGGTGCGCTCCGCGCTCGAGGCCCCGCCCGTGCCGCTGCGCCGACTGCCCTACGCCGAGGTGGTCGCAGCCTCGCTCGGCCTGACGGCCGTTGCTGCGTCCGACCCGGATCCGCCGGTCGTCGAGCTCCGCCGCATCGCTGCGGTCAGCCCGACTCCGACTGCAGCTTCGGGATCGCCGCGCCCCTGGCCGATCGTGCCTCTGCGCCCGCAGCCGGCCGGTGCGAAGCCGCGGGTGCTGCTCTTGGCGGACGTGCCGGGGTGGGCGTTCGACCAGAACCTGCACGACATGGCGGAGTACCTCGGCGACCGCTTCGCGTTCGACTTCGCCTACGTCGCCGGCGGTGGAGCGGCCCGCACGGACATGGCGGGCTACGACGCCGTGTTCGCCCCGTACCACCGCTGGCCGCTGGATCGGGTGTTGCCGCGCGGCCGGGTGCTCGGCTCCCTGCGGGCGCAGTGGTTCTACCCGGAGCGGATGGCCCCGCCCGGCCCCGCAGAGTTCGACCTGGTCAACCGCTTCGCCGCGTTCCACGTCGTCACCGCGGCTAATTTCGCCGAGTTGCGGGAGCACTGTCCCGGCGCGGTCTACCTGACCAACCCGGTCAACGTGCGCCGGTTCGATCGCGGCGAGACGCCGGGCGTCGTCGCCAGCTGGAACGGCAATGCGCAGCACAACTCGGCCGGCAGCGGGATCGACGTCAAGGGCTTCCACTCGATCGTCGAGCCGGCCTGCCGCCAGTCGCACACGCCGCTGGTCATCGCCGAGTACCACACCTGCCGGTTGCCTCCCGCTGAGATGCCGGCGTTCTACCGCCGCGGCTCGGTGGCGCTCTGCGCCTCGCTGTTCGAGGGAGCGTCCAACTCGACCATGGAGGCGATGGCTGCGGGGCAGGCTCTGATCACCACCGACAGCGGCAACCACCGGGAGCTGCGGGACTCGCAGATCGAGCACCTGGGCGAGACCGGGATCGAGATCGTCGAGCGCAACGTCGAGGCCTTCGTCGCTGCGCTGCGTCGGCTGCAGGCGGACCCCGGCCGGGCGCAGCGCATGGGCGCGATCAACCGGCGGGAGATCGCCGAGCGCTGGAGTTGGTCCGCGTGGGCTGACCGCTACGCCGCCTTCGTGGAGCGCGCTCTGTGACGCCGCGCAACGCCGGTCCGGTCTCCAACATGCACGAGCTCACGGTCGAGGAGCGGAAGGCGCAGCCGAACGGCTGCCAGGCGCGCTGGTACCGTTGGGTCGCCGCCCGAGTCCAGGGCCAGAGCGTGCTCGATGCGGGCGCGGGCACGGGGTACGGCATCGAGATTTTGCGCGAGGCCGGCTGCGTCTGCGAGGGATTCGATCTCCTGCCGGCCGGGCCGCTGGTGCAACCGGGGCGCATCGAGGATTACCCCTCCGGCAGCTGGGACTGGGTCGTCTCGCTGGACGTCATCGAGCACGTCGAGGACGACGTCGGCTTCCTCGCGCAGCTGCTCCGGGTGGCGCGGGTCGGCGTGTTCTTCTCGACCCCGAACTGGAACCAGTGGGGCGCGGGCAATGCGTTCCACGTCCGCGAGTACTCGCCACTGGAGTTGGTCCAGCTGCTCGCCGGGCTCGACGCGGAGGTGTGGTCGATGAACATCGGTGACCACCGCCCGCCGCTGCGCCTGGCGCCGCTGTCCGCAGACGAGAGCGCGGCCAACTTCGGCGTCGTGATCCACCGGGAGATCGACCCGCTGCACCACTACCTGCATCTCGCCCGGGTCGCCATCGGCACGGGGCCGCTCGGCGAGCAGCTGCCGCGCCTGGTCGTCTGGGTCGGGACCTACCTGCGCGGCTGCCCGGAGCACACCGGCGAGCTGCGGCCGCTGGAAATTCTGATCGGCGGAATCGGGTGGTGCGACCAGATGGTGCGGGTCCTGCTCTGGCTGGCGAGGCGGCTGCTCGGCCTGCCCGGCCGGATGGTGGCGATGCACCACTCGGACGGCGTCCACGGGCACACGGCGGCCGAGGTATGGTACTCGGGGTCCTGGCACTTCATCGATCCACACCCGCACTACATGCAGGTCTACTGGCTGGACGGGACGATCGCCAGTCACGAGGCGCTACGCGCCCGTCCTGCGGTGGTCGGCTCGAACGCATGCAGCTGGCGCGGGGACGACGGCGTCGGACTGCCCGGGTACTTCGTCACCCCTCCGCAGCTTTACACGATGACGAGCAGCGAGCCGCCTGAGTTCGTCGAGGCTGCCCTATGACGGGCCCGACGCACCTGACCCTGATCCTCGGCTGGCGCTGCAACGCGGACTGCCTGATGTGTTGGCAGGCCGTCGCCCGCCGGCAGGAGGTCGCCCGTCCGGAGCTGAAGCTGGCCGAGTTCGAGGCGCTACTCGACCGGTACGAAGGGCTGCGCTCGATTGAGTTCTGTTCGTTCGGGGAGCCGACGATGCACCCCGACTTCGGGCGGATGCTGGACCGGCTGCTCGTGGAGCAAAACCGCTGGGAGTCGAGGTGGACCGAGGTCAACCTGATCACCAACGGGAGCCGGCTGTCGATGTTCCCGCAGCTGGCGTCGCTGCCCGGGTACTTGACCGTCTCGCTCGACTCGCCGGACCCGGCGACCTACGCCGCCATCCGCCGGGGGCTCTCCCTCGGCGCGGTCCTCGCGGAGCTGCGCGGCTTCCTGGCGCTGCCGCGGGAGGCCGGACGGGCGGTCGGCGTCAACATGGTCCTGCTGCGGCAGAACATCGGCCAGGTCGAGTGGATGGCCTCGCTCTGCAACGAGCTGGGCCTCACCTACCTGCACCTGCTGCGGGGGGCCACGCTGGAGATGACCTCCGCAGCCGGTGACGGGCTGGCCGACGCGGAGGTGACGCCCATCGCCGCACGCGTCGCTGCCCTCCGGCTGCAGTACCCGGCCATGGAGATCAGCGACTGGGCCAGCGGCGCGACGAGCGCCGGCGCCGCGGCGGCAGCTGCGGTCGGCCCGGGCCACTGCCTGACCCCGTTCCGTTCGCTGGACGTGGGCCCCGATGGCGCAGCGCACCCCTGCTGCCGGTCCTACCGGATCGGCCTCGGCCCGGCCTCGACCGGCGACCCCTGGGCTCACCCGGAACTGGTGGCGCTGCGCGAGCAGCTCACCGCCGACACGCTCGACCCGGTGCGGTTCGCGGAGTGCGCGGTCTGCCCGATGCGGAGAGGCTGATGGACAGCGCCACTTTGCAAGGCCTGATGAAGGCACCCAACCGCCAGACGAAGCAGCCGCTGCGCTACCTCGACGCCAAGATCGCCGTCGACCTCGGGTTCGATCAGCGCTGGAGGCAGCACCCGAAGCCGCAGGCGACGACCGCCGGGCAGCTGACGTTCAAGACGGGGTTCACCGCAGCCGACCTTGCCGGCAAGCTGGTGCTCGACGCAGGCTGCGGTTGCGGCCGGTTCTGCGCCGCGGCCGGGGCGTGGGGCGCGCAGATGGTCGGTGTCGACCTCTCCCCCGCCGGCCTGGCTGCGGCCGCCACCAACGCCCCGGACGCCGGGCTGGTGCAGGCCTCGCTGCTCGACCTGCCCTTTCGGGTTGGCGTCTTCGACGCGGCCTTCAGCGTCGGCGTCCTGCACCACACGCCGAGCACGGCCCTGGCGTTCGCCGAGGTGGCGCGCACGGTCAAGATCGGCGGCGAGCTCTCCGTCTGGGTTTACTGCCGCACGTGGGACGAGCGGCTGCAGCCGGCGATGGATCTGCTCCACGAGATCACCCGGACCTGCCCCCCCGCTTCGCTGCACGCGGCCTTCGAGCGCCACGCAGTGGAGCTTCGTGACCTGTACGCCGGCGCGTGGGGTCCGATCGAGCAGGTGCTGCGCGCCAGCAACAGCGCGGACGACGAGGAGTGCATCTCGGACACGCTGGACTGGCACGCGCCGCAGTACCGGTGGTGGCACACCGAGGCCGAGGTCCGAGGCTGGTTCGAGATGGCCGGCTACGAAGTCACCTGGACCGGGCCGTTCCCGGTGTCGATGCGCGGGCGGAGGATCCGATGAATCCGCCTCCTATCGGCCGGCTCGTCCTGCTCCCGTCGGCATGCAGCAGGGAGCACAAGGCGGCCTTGAACCGCTTGGCCATCCTGCATGCCGGGGCGTCTGACCTGGGAGTTGCCCCCGAGGCAGTTCGGATCGTCGCTGTCCCGGAGCAGCGCGCAGCGGCCGCCTTGGCCGCAAGGGGTCAGCCATGAGCACCAGCACCGTGAACTTCTGGGACTCCGCTCCCGACCGCTTCCTCGAGGACGACCGCGCCAACGAGGCCCGCTGCGTGGCGGCCGCGGCCATCGCCGGCGAGGCGGGGAAGCGCGGGAAGGTCGACCTGCTCGAGGTCGGCTTCGGCCCGGGGTTCGACCTCCTCGACCACCTCTGGCCCCTGCTGAAGTCGGGGCGGATCTCCTCCTACGTCGGCTTCGACGGGTCCGTGGGCATGGTCGAGCGGCTGCGTCTCGCCGTGCAGGCCAAGGCCGTCGAGGCCCCCCTGCCCAAGACCCGCAAGGTCGACCTGCGGCACGGCACCTTCGCCGACCTCGAGCCCGACGTCGCCGACGTCGCCTACACCAAGGCGCTGTTCGAACACCAGCCGGAGTTCGCCGGCCCGCTGCGAAGCTTCATCCGGGCGGCCCGCAAGCTGGCGATCATCAACTGGTACCGTCCGCCGGCCACCGCGGAACTGCGCGACTACGACGCAGCCATCGGGGTGCACTCGATCACCTGGCGCCGCGCCGACGTCGAGCGGGTCCTCGTCGAACTCGGCTGCACCTGGACCACTCGGCTGATGCCGGAGCGGCCCTGCAACGAACTCTGGTTCGTGCGGAGGGCTGACCATGGTCGGCGGGGCTAGTCTGTGCGTGCAAACGGCTGAGGTAGGTGCCTCCACGCCTTGCCGCGAACGATCATCGAAATGCGCGTGCCGCTGACTCCATAGTCCAGGCTGAGTTGGGCAAGACCATCCGTCCTGCTGTTGCGGACGTACCTTGTTCGGATCGTATTGACCTGTTCGTCCGTGAGCTTAGCGAGGGGGTTTGATTCCCCGACGGCATTGCGTGTCCTGCCCTTGGATGATCTGTCCTTATTGTTCTCGCCGAGTGTGCCAGGAAAGAGATGAGCGGGGTTGCAGCATCTTGGGTTGTCGCATCTGTGTAGTATTTTGATGCTATCTGGGACGTCACCATAAGTCAGCTCGTAGACTATTCGATGGACAAGGACCGTGGTGAACCGTGGTTTCGCTCCAATGTGGCCATACCCGAGAGAGCACGACGATCCAGTCCAGAGCCAACATCCGTCGGGTCCGGCTGACTTGTCGACTCTCTCCCAGAGCCTCTTCTCGAGTGGAATAATCTTGCCCATGTGTCCCTCCTGAGGAGTTCGGGATGTGTATAAGCAGGTAGTTTAGGCCTGTCAATGCCGAGGTGGCCTGATGTGCGGAATTGTCGGATCTGTGCTTCCGCCGGGCGGTTCGGATTGTGGGAATACTGGTCTATCTGTCTCCAGGCTAAGCCATCGTGGCCCGGATACGGCAGGGGAGCGGCATTTCCAACTACCGTGGGGGCTCGTCTCTCTTGGGACGGCGCGCCTGAAGATCGTCGACCAGAGCGACCTCTGCGTGCCGCAGCTCTTCGTTGGGCCGCGCGTGGCAGTTGCTTTCTGTGGAGAAATCTACAACTGGCGCGCGCTCCGGGCCGAGCTGTCGGACGGCCAACCCTGGGAGTCGGACTGCGACACCGAGGTTGTCGCCCGCGCCTGGCGGAGGTGGGGCGCCGGGATGCTCGAGCGCTTCAACGGGATGTTCGGCCTGGCCGTCGTCGACCTCAAGGTCGGCGTCGTCTTCCTGGCGCGGGACCGCGCCGGCGAGAAGCCGCTCTACTGGCGGGCCGGCGGCGGCGAGCTCTGGTTCGCATCCGAGATCAAGGCCCTCCCCGGCGAGCTGCGGGAGGTGCCCTGCCCAGAGCTCGATTGCCTCGAGTTCGACTGCCTCGAGGCCACTCCGTTCTCCGGTGTCCGCCGACTGGGTCCGGGGGAGTGCCTCCTGATCCGCTCCCTCGAGGACGTAGCGGACCCTCGGCCGAGGGCGTGGTGGGTGCTGCCGCGCGGGGGCGAGGACTCGGGGGTCACGCGTGCCGCGGCGCTCGACGAGCTCGAGGCGCTGGTCGTCGACGCGATCCGGCTGCGCTGCGTCGCCGAGGTGCCGGTCGCCGTGCTGCTCTCCGGCGGGCTCGATTCGGCGATCGTCCAGGCGGTCGCACGGTGTGATGCGCTCTACTGCTGTTCGTTCGAGGACGACGGCCTCGACAATATGCGCGCCGCTCGGCAGGCCGCTGCGGGAGCAGGCGAGGTCATCCCGGTCCGCTTCGGGCTGGCCGAGCTGCGGGCCGTGCTGCCCCGGGTGGCCTACCACCTCGACACCCCGGCGACGTGGACCGCTGTTTGCCAGTGGCACCTGTTCGAGCGCATCGCTGCGGACGGGGGGCGCGTCGTGCTCTCCGGCGAGGGCGCCGACGAACTGTTCTGGGGCTACAGCCGCTACCGGCTGCTGTCGCACCTGGACAGCGCCGCCCTCGACCCGCTGCTCGGTGCCTACCGACCAACGCGGGAGAAGCTGCTCGGCTCCGAGGCGGACGTGCTCGCCCGGTTGCTCAACCGCGGCGGTCCGGGTGCTCTGTCGACGGCGCGAAAGCTGGTCGACCGCTGCGCCGGAGAGGTGCGCCCCGGCCAGCTCGTGAGCGGGATGGCCCGCACCGAGTGGCATACGACTATGCAGCTGTTGCTGCGGATGGCCGACCGCATGGCCGCGGCGCATTCGCTGGAGAACCGGGCGCCGTTTCTCGACCACCGGATCATCGAGTTTGCCGTCGCCCTCCCCGCCCGGCTGAAGATCGACCCGGACTGGACGAAGGCGCTGCTGCGGGACGTGGCGGAGCGGCTGGGCGTCCCGGTGTCGATCACGCGGGAGCGGACCAAGCGGGGCCTGGCCATCCCATGGGCGCGATGGACGGGGACGGAAGGCGGGAATCCATGGGAGCGCGGGGGATTCGCATCCGAGATGCTCTCGGCCTGGCGCAGCGCCTACCGCCTCGACAGAACTTCACTCGCCGCCTGCGGCTGAGGGATCAGGATGGCCAGCGAGATCGACCCCACTCAACCCCCCGCCATTGCCCCGACGACGTCGGGAGTACGGCTCCAGTTTGCTCGGGCGAAGGCGGAGATTAATGCCATCACTGCCGCTGCTGTTGCCCTGGCGGTGCGGGTCGGGCTGCTCGAGGTCGCTCCGCCCGCCCACGCTGCGGCTCACCAGCCGACCGGCTCTGATGCCATGGCAGTGGACGCGGCGGCGGCAACCGGCAGCCTCCGGACGATTGGGACGGGGGCGACGCAAGCCTGCGGAGGCACTGACGCTCGGCTCTCCAATGCCCGGACTCCGACGGCCCACGCGACGTCACACAAACACGGCGGGACGGACGAGATCGCCACGGCCACGCCGGCTGCGAATGCCATCCCGAAGGCGGATGCGGCCGGCCTGCTCGATGGCTGGATCACTCCGCCGGCCGTGGTCAAGGCCACATCATGGAAGCTCTCCGACCAGCTGACTGAGTACGTCACAGATACAGGCAACGGCGCGGCGAACCGCATCAACACCCGGAGCTTCGTGCTGCCGGTGGCAATGGACGTCTCCTTCATTGTCGTCCGGGCGATCAGCGACGGTGGCGGGACGGATCTCGCAGGCCTCGGGCTCTACACCGCAGCGGGAGCCCTCGTCCTGCGCACCGCAGCGATCGCCACCGATGGCGTATCGGGTTGGAGCGCTGCCAACCGCGTGCATGTCTACGCGGTCTACGGCGGCCCGGTGACGGTCGCCCCGGGGACTTATATCTGGGCGTGGACAGTCAACGGCGTGAACGCCCGCCTCCAATGCTCCGCAGCCCTCGCCGCTGCCGAATACGAGGGGGCGGACAACTTCGAGGGCTACGATTCGGCAGTGAGCGTCGCCGGTGTCCTCCCTGCGACCCTGAATCTCAGTTTCACATTTGATGCTTCCCGTGGGAAGCCGTGGTTCGCCCTGCGAGCCTGATTGTGGGTGCGGAACCTAGGCGTTCTTGTGGCGTGGAGGGCGTGATGATGGACCTACAGGCGGTCACTCTGGTCTCAGTGCTCGGGGGAATGGGCGGGCTCTACCTGCTCCAGTTCAAGATCAGCAGCGCCGTCGGGCGGTTGCAGGAGCAGATGAAGAGCCTGATCACACGAGACGAGTGCAACGCCCAGCACATGGATCTGCTGCGGGAGCGGGAGGCCGACACCAGGGACTGCGACACCCGGCACTCGGACCTCCACCGGGAGCGGGAGGCAGACCGGGTCGCCGTGGCTCGCCTCGAGGCCGGCCGGCGCTCCAGCCCCGGGGCCGCGGGGGGTGGGCCGTGACCCCCGCCCTCACCCTCCGCCTGCAGCTCGCCCTCATCGCCCAGGGCTACCCCCTGCCGCGGTGGGGGGCTGACGGGCATTGGGGCGCGGAGACCTCGGCCGCCCTCGCCGCGTGGGAGAGCGACCAGGCGCAGACCGTCGCCCTCGAGGGCCTCGCCCTGGTCGAGCTGCTCGAGCGTCAGACGCGATACCTCGCCGCAGCGCGACCAGGCGACCGGGTCATCGACGTGCGCGATCGCCACGCCGGCCGGGCGCGCCGGGGCCGCAACAGCTGGAGCCGGATCGATACGGTCGTCCTGCACCAGATGGCCTGCGCCGGCCCCGGCCCGTGGACCAGGTGGCGCGACCTGGCGATCCACTTCGCCGCGCTCCGGAGCGGGGTAGCGGCCTGGCTCTACGACTGCGACACCTTGCTTTGGCACGGCCACGGGTGGAACGGCCGCAGCGTGGGGATCGAGGTCGAGGGCTGGTACGCCGGCGTCCAGGGAGACGAACGCACGCTCTGGACCCCCAAGGGGGCGACGGGGGAGCGGGCCAGGGAGCAGTTCTTCACGATCGAGATGATCGACGCCACGCAGCAGGCGGTGCGGTTGGCGGTAGCCACGGTGGCGGCCCACGGCGGGGAGGTGCGGTACCTCGCAGCGCACCGGCAGTCCTGCGCCGAGAAGCAGTCCGACCCGGGCAGCGCGATCTGGCAGGCCGTGGCGCTGCCCATGCTCGCCGAGCTCGGCCTCACCACCGCGCCCACCCTGGAGGGCGGCTCCCCGATCCCCGAGGCATGGGATCCCGCCCAGGTCGGGGTGAAGTACTGACGCGATTGCCGCCCGGCTGAGCCGGCGGATAGGAGGATCGCCATGTTCCGAGGAAGACCCCTGGCCCTGTTCCTGCTCGCGCTGATGATGCCGCTCACCGCCATGGCCCAGCCCGGCCCGGAGGGACCGCCCGTGCCCGACGTCCCCGCCGTGGCCGAGCAGCCGGCCATCGCGGTCACCGCAGCGCCGGTGCCCCCGTCCGAGCCGCTTCCGCCGGCGGTGCTGCCGGTGGCGGTCGTGCCCGCATCGGAGCCGGTGATCATGCCCCCGCTCATCGTGCCGCCCCCGACCGGGGACCAGCTGCTCTCCGGCGCGACCGGGGTGCTCGACGCCTACCGCACCGGAGGTTGGCTCGCTGCGCTGGCCGCGGTCGTCTCGCTGCTGACCGCACTGCTGCGTTACTTCGGGGTGCTCGACAAGATCGACAAGCGGTGGCGCATCCTCGTGCCCCTCGCCCTGGGGTGCGCCGCGGCGGCACTGGCAGCGCTGGCCGCGGGGATGCCCTGGCTGGAGGCCCTCACCCTCGCCCTGCTCTCCGGGCCCGCTGCCGTGGCGTTGCATCAGGGGCTGGCTCGCTCCCTGCTCGGAATCGAATCGCCGGAGACCAAGGCGCTGAAGAGCGGCGCCGGGATCTGACCTCCGCCGGCCTGGCTGCGGCCACGCCGGACCCCGGGCGACTGCGGTTGCCCGACCACCCCGGCCCCGTCGCCTTTCGGTGGCGGGGCCGGCCAACTGCTCCAGGTGAACCGATGGCCCTGATCACCCGCCAGATCTGCCCCAACTTCCCCGGCCACAACGGTCGCCGGCTGGTGAAGCGCTGCACCGCCCGTAAGATGCGTCAGCTCGCCCGGCGGCTGCTTGATGACGCCCCGACCAAGCCGCCCCTGCGCGGGTACAGCGACTGAGGAGTCGACGATGGGAGAACGAATGCTGAAGTGGTTCGCCTTTGCCCACCTGCCGGAGCATCTGCAAGAGGTGAGCAGGCCGTTCGGCGAACTGGCACAGTTGATCTGCTCGACGATCGACGCAGGCCCGGAGCGGACGGTGGCGCTGCGCAAGCTGCTGGAGGCCAAGGACGCGGCGGTGCGCGCCAAGCTGCAGCCGGGGGGCTGAGACGTGACCGGCTGGATCGTCGCCCTCGCCCTCGTCTCCGCTGCCCTGGCGGCGCTCTGCATCTGGCTCTGGCTCCAGCGCCGCGCCGATGCCCGCGTGCTCGAGCAGCTGCAGGCCGACAACGCCGGGCAGCTGCGGCAGCTCAGTGCCCGCAATCAAGCCATGGACGAAGCCCTCATCCGCGCAGAGAGCGCCCTCGCCTCGGCCGAGCGCCGCGCCCGCGCCGCTGAGATCGCCCGCACCGTGGAGGCTACCCCCGATGACCAGGTCGCTGCTGCTCTCACCGCTGCTCTTGCTGCTCGCCGGGCCCGCGCTGGCGCAGTCGTCGGGGACGGACCCGCCGGAGGAACCGCAGGCGGTGACCCCGCTGCCCTGCCTACCGCCGGCGCTCTGCCTGCCGGGCCAGCTGGTGACGGAACCGCTCCAGGCGCTGACCCCGGCGGACGCTCGGGAGGCCTTGCTCGCGGTGCGCCTGCTCGGTGACCTCGAGGCCGACCTGCAGGCCAGCGACGACGCGCGGGCCGAGCTGCAGCTGCAGCTGACCCGGTGCCGTGGGGACGTGGCCGCGGGGGTCGGATGCCCGGTGGCGACGGTGGTGCGCCCTCCCCCGGCGGACTGGACGGCCAGGGCGCTGTGGGGGGTTGGTGGGGTGGTCGTTGGGATCGTCGGTGGGGTGGTACTTGCTCTGTCCCTCTCGGCGGGGTAGCGTGCCGTTCGTACCCGGCACGACCACGACTCCGGAGGAACCATGCGCAAGTACCCAGCCCTGACGTTGATCTCCGTCCTGCTCAAGATCCTGGCCGTCCTGTCGCTGCTCGGCGGCGTGGGGTCCGGGGTCCTCCTGATGATCTCCGCGCTCAAGATGCTCGCCCCGTCATCTATCGACGGCCCAGGTACCGACTCAGCGTTCGCCATCAGCGCCGGCATGTCGATGGTGTCGATCGGCTGGGGGGTGGTGGTGGGGGTCGGGATGTGGGTGGCAGCGGAGTCCATTCTTGTCCTGGTCAATCTCGGCGTGGATACGTCGAAAATCCTCGGCCACGTGACAGCGTTGGCGAGCGGCCGAAAGGATCAGCCGACCACTTCGCCGATGAGTGCCGCGCACCAGGCGCCGGAACTCCTCCCCCGCCAGCCAGAGGCGTAAGACCTCGTCCCGGCCCGCCTGCCTCGCCTCTGGTGCCACGTTGGTGCCATGACCCCGGTGTCACCCTGCCCGCCCGGGGCATCTGGTGCCGGGCTTGGTGCCGAGGTAGCCTAGGAATCCTGCGCAGATCCGCCGGCCTTCGAGATCGGCCGCCGCATTCGTAATGCGCTGCTCGACAGGGTAGGGGGGCAGCTGCTACCTCCCGCCGAGCACCCCCCGGATCCGCTCCCGCGCTTCCTCGATCCTCCCCCCCTCGATCAGCTCCAAAACCCCGCGAAGCGTGCTGGTACAGTTGGTACAGAAGAGGCGCTTTTCAACCACTCCAGGCGTCACCTGCCGATCACCCAGATCCCGGTCACCGCGGCTCCGGACAACGTCAGGCGGCGCGAGACCGCTCGAAACGTCGTCGCGCCGAGTGATGCAGAAGAACATCTGTTCTGAGCTTTCTCGCTCACTCAAGTAGGCGTTTTCACTCAGGGTGGGTCCGGCGACAGCCTCGACTGTACCAGCAGGTGTACCAGTTGCCGCCCTGAGCAGTGTGACCGTGCGCCGCTCCCGTCGGGCCACCTTGAGGCAGGAGACGGCCTCGCAGAGGGTCGCCCACGGCCACTCCGTGTAGACGTCGACGATGTTGCCCCGGGTGCCGTGCGTTATCGCCTCGAGCACGTCGCTGCGTGCTCCGTCTGCTCTGGTCAGGGTGACGAAGGTGCGGCGGAGGTCGTGGCCGCGGCGATGGCGCAGGCCGACCTTGACCAGCAGCCGCTTGAAATGGTCGCAGCTGTAGAGTGCGGTCCGCTCCCGCTCGGGGTCGATCGACCGCGGCACCATCAGGTCTTCTGGCTGTGGCGAGCGGCCATAGCGCGCTGCCCAGCCGGAGAGGGCCCACTCGCTGAGCATCGCAGCGAGCACCGGATGCACCGGCACCTGACGCGGCTGGCCGGTCTTGGTGCGGGCGAGCAGCAGCTTGGTCAGCGGCGCGGCCAGGCGGTCCCACCAGCTCCAGCGGAGCGCCGAGGCCTCGACGTTGCGCAGGCCCGCCAATCCCTTCAGCGCCACGAGGATCCGCTCGTCCGGCGGCAGCCGTTCGTCGTCCAGCAACTGCTCGAGCTCCCCCCGGTTGAACACCGCCAGCGCTCTCCAGGTCGCGTCCCGGTCGACGTTCTTCGGCAGCTGCTCGCGCAGGACGCAGGGCGTCGCCGGGATGAGCTCGGCCACCTGGGCGGCTCTGAACAGCAGGCGGCATGACGAGTAGACCATCCGCACGGTGCGCGGCGCCAACCCCGCGCTCTCGCACTTCTGCACCAGCGCGATCAGGTGCCTCGGCTTGACGTCGCCGAGCAGCATGGCGCCGATCTCGGGCAGGACGTGCATCCGCAAACGGCTCTCGGTGGGCTTCCAGCCGGGTCGCTTGTCGCGGGTCGCGCCCCAGACCTTCACCCACTCGGCGACGGTCTTCGGTGATGGCGCCGGAGCTTCCTCTGCCGACTTCTGCTCGAGCAGGTCGGCCAGCCGCTGGGCGGCCGCCTCCTGCCCCACCCGGAGGCCCAGGCTGACGCTGCGGCGAGTGCCGTCGGGCTCGTAGTAGTGAGCCCAGAGGGCCTTGCCCCGCGGGTAGATGCTGGCCATCAGCGGGCCCTCCTGCGGGCGACGATCTCGGCTGCCCGCTTGTCGAGGTCGACGACCTCGGCTCCGCCGGCGTCGGGCTGCATCGCCACCAGCTCCCGGCGCGCAACGCGCAGGGCTCGGCGGGTGCCGTGGGCGGTGAGCAGACCCCGGTCGAGCCAGGCACGCACGGTGGCCGGACGGACGGTCAGCATGGTCGCTGCCTGGGCGACGGTCAACCATTCCACCGGGGGCGCGGCCCGGACCGCGGCCTCCATCTCGCTCAGCCGAAGGGTCAGCGGCCGGACGGCATCCTCGACTGCGGCGCGGACGATCGCGGCGATGGCAGCGTCGAGTGACACAGCGACCTCCTATCTGCCTGCGTGCTCGGGCGCG